TTCACTTCCGACGACTTTAAAAAGGTCATTGATATCAAATGTGATGAATGGCTTTTAGATCCTGACATGTGTAAGTACATAAGACCTGAAACATTATTCGGTAATAAATTTGAAAGTTATTTGAATAAGCCTATACCTAAGGTAACGAGCAAACAACTACCGGAATGGTATGAAAACCAAGATGTTATCGAAACAAACCAACAAGTGGATGACGACGAATTAAAGTCCATGATGGAAAAGCTGAAAGGAGAGTAAAAATGATTGGAATGAAAAAAGCTGATGTTATTAAAATCATTGAAGACTATGCAGAACAAGAATCAGATGATCAGAAGAAAAATGATTTGCTTGATTGTGTGCAATTTTTGAAAAGTGAAGCTGATGTTAGTGACAACATCGAAAAATTTTTAAGATCATGCGAGCTAGAAAATAACATCAGAAATATGATCGAAGAGATGAAATTTTACATAAACAGCAATCTTGATAGATTAGAACATAGTTTTAACGAATTGATATCGTTAAAAAAAGAAAAATCGCAAAGGTGAAAATGTATGACTACGTACGATTACTTGTTAGACTTAATAATCAAGCGCCAAGGCGAATTAGATATGAGTAATATAAGGTTATCAAAGGCTGTATATGTAGATTATCATACATTAAATGATTACTTATCTAGCCGACGAAGAATGCCGGCAGATGTTATGTTTGCTTGTCTAGCGGCGGTAGGCGTTAGCGTGGAAGTTAAATTCAATTAGAAAGGAGAACGAGTTGTGCGCACATAAAACTCATGAGTTCTCGAAAAACATACAATGAAAATACAACTATATAACGATCATTTTCAGAATTACAAGCGTTATGGTATTCCAAAAGCACAATTAGTTATTGCTGATATACCTTACAACTTAGGAAATAACGCATATGCTTCTAGTAATGAATGGTATGTGAATGGCGATAACAAGAATGGCGAAAGTGATAAGGCAAATAAATCTTTTTTTGATACTGATAATAATTTTAGAATAGCGGAGTATATGCATTTCTGCTCTAAGATGCTTATTAAAGAACCAAAGGAAAAGGGCAAGGCACCATGCATGATTGTATTTTGCGCTTATCAGCAACAGCAAATGGTAATTGATTATGCGAAACGTTATGGATTTGAGCACTATATTCCATTAGTGTTTATTAAAAAGACAAGTCCTCAAGTTTTAAAAGCAAACATGAAGATAGTAGGTGCTACTGAATATGCTCTTGTCTTATACCGTGATAAATTGCCTAAGTTTAATAATAACGGAAAAATGGTTAAAAATTGGTTCGAATGGAAAGCGGACAATAGTTATCCTAAAATACATCCTACACAAAAACCAGTTCCGGTATTAAAAGAATTGATCAGCATTTTTACCGATGTTGGTGATGTTGTAATAGATCCAGTGGCAGGAAGCGGAAGCACATTGAGAGCGTGTGCAGAATTAAATAGATCATGCTATGGATTTGAAATCAAGAAAGATTTTTATAAGGATGCTAACGCAAGAATGTTGAATAATGTCAATGTTGCGTTGCCTATTTAAGAAGGAGAAATAAAACAATGAAAGTATATATCGCAGGTAGCATTACTAACAACCAAAGTTATAAAGAACAGTTTAAAAGCGCAGAAGAACACTTAAAATCGTTAGGTTGTGATGTAATCAATCCGGTTAAACCGGAAGGGAAAAATTACAAATGGTACATTGACGAAGGACTAAAACAACTTATGCAATGCGATGCCGTTTATATGATCCATGGTTGGGAAAAAAGCGAAGGCGCAAAACTTGAATTGCAATACGCAAAAACGGTAGGATTGATGATTATTTATGGATAAACATATCTTAGACGTATGTTGTGGAAGCAAGACATATTGGTTTGTATATATGAAAGAGAGCGAAGAAAAATGACTGTAGAAGAAAAACAAGAAGTTGTGCGTAGAAGCGAATTGGTATGCGAGGTTATTGACAATCTTGTTGGAAATGTTGAAGCCGTTGGAGAAACCAATACTGATGGAAGACACCTTAATAATTTAAAAGTGTTAGAGAATGTATTACGTCACATTATTGTAACCATTGGAGAAGAAACGCCGAATGCAAAACGATATGAATGGAGCATGAAAGAAAGTGGTGAGTATGCCATGGCTATCTTAAGAGAAACCAAGGAATATATTGACGGTATGTTGGAGGAATGGTGAAGAATAATGAAATATAAACATAAAATTGGAGTATTCTTAGCGAGGATGCAACCGTTGCATATTGCCCACTTAGACATTATACAAAAGGCATTAAGCGAATGCGAAAAGGTGTATGTTTGCCTAGGCAGCGCTAATAAAGTGGATATGTTACGTAATCCGTTTACAATTGACTTTCGTAAGCAAATTCTACTTGAAGCACTAATCGAAAGGGTAGGGGTAGCAGCAACAAGGGTTGATGTGTTTGAAATACCGGATTGGTCATACGAAAATGACATCAACGAAACAATTGAGTGGGGAAGATACTTTTACTACAACGTTGTTTCTCGTATACAATCGAAACGATTTGCAATTTATTACAACGACGATCCAACGATTATCAAGGGTTGGTTTGACAGTGAGGTAAAAGATTACATTACATTAGAGCTATTAGATAGATCACTATATTATGGAGGATTATCAGCTACCAAAATCAGAGATGCAATTATCAAAAACAATATGGAATACGTCTGTAAGTATTGTCCAATGGCTGTAGTTACACGTATGGATATCATCAGATCATACTACATTGAGGTTAGTCAAAATCCAAAACCGGATTTTGCAATGGAATAAGAGGTGCAAATAATGATTAATTATTTAATGAAAAGAAAAGGATATATTCTAGTAAAAGAAGATAAATACGGAGTTACATACGAGAAACAAGAGCCACAAAATTATACTCATATTATCGAATTGTTGCGTAAGAAATCTGGAAAGCATATATTACATTCTTACGATGAAGAAGTTTTAAATGTTGATAACGAATATTTTAATGGAGTAGCCGGTATTGAAGTTCCTGTACTTTTACTTATGTGGCTTAAATATAAAACTTTGTCAATTAAATATGGATGGTATAGGAAATAAATTGATATGGTAAAAATAACATCTTATGTTAAACAAAATTGTTGCATAAAAAGCCAAGTAATAAATCAAAAAATAAAAAAAAGAAAATGGAGGTGTGAGTATGATTAATCGTATTATTTTAGTTGGTCGCCTTACAAAGGATCCAATATTACGCAAAACACAATTCGGAGCTAGCGTAACATCATTTACTGTAGCATGTGATCGCAGAATTAAGACTGAAGGACAGCCGACAGCAGATTTTATCAATTGTGTGTGCTGGAATAAAGTTGCTGATAATACGGCGCAATTCACGCATAAAGGAAGCTTAGTTGGAGTGGAAGGAAGAATTCAGACACGCAGCTTTGACGATCAGAGTGGCAAACGAGTTTATATAACGGAAGTGGTTGCGGATGCAGTACAGTTCTTAGAACCTAAAGGAACTAATAGTGCTATAAACACACCTAGCTATGATGCAGGAAATCAAGGCACTGAACATGATGCTAATGACAGTGAATTTAGATTGCAAGAGGATGATTTACCATTCTAAAGGAGGAAAAGATGAAAATGAAAATAATAAAGGTTACAGATGAAGCTATAGTGTTTAGCAATGGTAATAAAATTACATATGATCACGATCAAGATTGTTGTGAATACAATTTTGCTGATTTTAAGTCTTTAGAGGATACGCTTGCGATGGTAGCTGAATTTGACGAGAACCTCGTATTTGAGGTAGTAAAAGGTTCTGATGATTACAATAAAGGTTCAGGATTCAGATTTGGTAATCCAAATAACATGTTTTTTGTTCCATGTTATTCGGAACAGAATGGATATTACACCACCGATATTAAGATTTATTATACTAAAGAGGTATTGGATTTGATGTGCGAAGAAAGGATATGTTAGTACAAAGGAGATAGATACAAGGTGAAAAAATATCAAGAAGCATTAGATTGGGGTGAAGAAAATGAATAAATTAGGAACTGCCTGTATGCCATTGATAAAGAATGTTCCTGAACCAAATAATAAACAATGGGTAAAGACAATATGCCCGGTGTGCGGCCGTGAGTGTTGGGAAACTCCTCAATTAAGATGGGCGAAAAAAGCAGGTATGGTAGAAAATGCTGCATGCACAGAGTGTGCTATTAGCGGAAAGGGAGAAATAAATGAATAAATATCAAGAAGCATTAAACAATCTTATAAAAGTTTCCTGCCCAAAAGGAAGATGTTGCAAAGAATGTGATTTTGAGAAAATATGTAACTGTGAGGCTAAAAGCTATATAGATACATTACAAGAATTAGTTGATAAGGCAACACCTAAAAAAGCCGATATTTGGGGCGATGGATATGATGATGAAGGAAATTTGATATACGATATGTATGATTGCCCAAATTGCGGTACAACATACGAAGTTGATTATCACGATTATAAGTATTGTCCTAATTGCGGTCAAAAAATAGATCAGGAGATTGAAAAATGATTGGATACATATTATGTGTACTGCTAGGTTTAGCAGTTGGCGCAGCCATAATGGGATGTGTAAGAGGCAGTAATAAAGAAGAGCCTTTAGATTACGAATATTGGAAGAGGGTAGGCAATGAAAAAGAATTTTAAAAAAATGCAAGAAAATCAATATTTCGAAGTTGTCGGATTGATTGGTATGTACAAGGCTGATCATAGCAATCGCCAAGTAAAAGCATACAGAATAACGAGCGCTGGAAGAATAATCTACGATGGGGTTGTGGAAGGACTTTACGAAAATTTGGAAAATGGATTGTGGAGAATTAAATGAACTGGAGAGAAGAATATCCGCCATTAATTGATGTAGATGAAAGTTTGAAAGACTATGTAAAAGGAGAGTTGAAGAGTTATTATTTATATTTGTATAAATGGCATGAACTAGAAAAAGAATGTATGTCATTAGGGTGCTCTACTGGTGGAAGTATCATACAAATGCCTAATGGATGGTCAGATGGAAAAAGCCCTCAACAACGTTATTCGGATAAACTTTTTGAATTAGAAGAAAAGCAAAAAGAATTTGAACAAAAACTCGATAAAATAGATAGATTAATCAGTGTTTTAAATGGTAAGTATTATGATGTAACAAAAGAATATGTCATGAAACGTCGGTGCAAAAACGCTAAACAGGTGGGTAACGAATTGAAAATAGAAGAAGATACTGTAAAAAAATATGCGGAACGAGCTATTAGTCAAATTTGCTCTAGAAATAGCAATATTTTGTGAAATTGTCCACTACGTGACGTGATTTGACATGCTATAATGGTAGTGTGGAAGTTCGGGGGAATGGTGATAAAAAATCGTTTCCCACCACATCATCCTCCCATGCAATTGGCATCTTCGGATGCCTATCGTAACCTACTTACGAACTTTCCCCCAATCTTTCGTGAGTAGGTTAGGGTAAATGTTCTCTCTATCTATGATAATACCCTTACAAAAAACAATAGATAGTCGGTTTAAAATGCCTGTGTTAACCGTTAAAAACATGGCTATATTGGTGTTTAGGTGCTTCACCGGGCTAACAAAAGCACCACACAAATTTAAAAATACAATTAAGTATCTATTAAGATAGGTGCTTTTTATTTTTGTGAGATCGTGTTAAAATATGTAATAAAAATGGGGGGTGTGAGCTGTGGATATCTTTTTACATTTATTAGATAATTTGATAGCACCGTTATGTGTTGCATTAATATGTTTTATATGTGGTATGTTTTACAAAAACAAAATACAATACAAAAAAGTAAGAAAAACGTTTAATGTGAAGATGATTGATGAAAAATTAAACTTATTTTATTATAAGGGATTTCAAGATAGTTCCATGACTGTATTACAAGATAATTCGATAGAAAAAACTGCTACTTTTAAAATTGTGATAAAAAATAGTTCTTTTACACAAGGGGATGAATGGATAGGTTATGCTATAAGAAGCTTACCAATTAATGATTTGAGGCCATTGATTAAAAGCAACTATTCCATAAAATTCAATATATCACACAATGGCAATTTAAAGTCATTCTATATAGAATTGAAATCAAAAACTGCTGAAGTCATAAAAAAAGAAATATTTTTAGAGAAAAAGTGTCATGATATTGAAATAATATTGTCTGAATATGTTAGAGATAAGAATGACTGGCAAGACATATATGAACTATGTATAGTGATAATGCCTCATGCAGATTGGAGTGGTTTTATTTCAGATGAATTAACAATTAGAGGCTTAAGATTAGAAAAGCATTAGTGAATTTAGCACCCATTGTGGTGCTTTTCTTTTATCAAAAAGGAGTGATTACATGATAACAGTATGCAAAGATTGCCCTAAAAGGCACGTTGGATGCCATGCGGAATGCGTGTTATACAAGACAGAGCGCAAGTTACTGGATAAAGAAAACGCACGCAAAAGAGCTGAAAACGCAGCGTGTGACAGTGTAAGCAATTCGTGGGACGATAGGGGAGTAAAGAAATGAAATATGATAAATTACTATGGCGAGTGTTTATATTTACACTGGCTTTTATTTTAGCTAAGACGTTCAGTAATGAATGGTGGATGCTATTTACGTTAGTTGCGTTTATAAGTGATGATGAAAATGGAAATTGAATATATACCTCTTAATTTTTTGAAACCTTATGATAAAAACGCAAAGATACACACAAATAAGCAAATACAAGAAATAGTAAACAGCATTGAGAATTTTGGCTTTAATGATCCTATAGGCATATGGCACGATACAATTGTTGAAGGTCACGGAAGATATGAAGCTGCAAAACTTATAGGCATGAAAGAAGTGCCTTGTATTAAGCTTGATCAGTTAACAGATGAACAACGTAAAGCGTATACATTAGTACACAATCAAACTACATTAAGTAGCGGATTCGATTGTGATATTTTGAATGATGAATTGATAAGCATTCAAAATATAGATATGTCAGACTTTGGATTTGACTTATCTTTTCTTGAAGAAGACGAAGAACAAGAAAATAAGGAAAACGAACGCGAAAGAACAAATAAGGCATATAATCTAGAGTTGTTTGATGAAAATGATGCAGCTGGATTCTTTCAAATGCCAATCATTAAAAACGATAATGTAATACCAGATGATCTATTAGGTATGAATTATATGTTATCAAGCGATAACAAAGACGTTGGTATTCACATGTATGTCGATGATTATCAGTTCGAAAGACTATGGAATGATCCTGATAAATATCTTGATGTGATTCGTGAATATCAATGTGTTTTTAGTCCTGATTTTTCGCTATACATGGATATGCCAATGGCAATGAAGATATGGAATGTATATAGAAGCCGTATGTTAGGGAATTACTGGCAGCGTAATGGAATCAAAGTAATACCTACTATTTCATGGGCTGAAGAAGATACATTTGAATTTGCATTTGATGGAATACCAGAAGGAAGCATTGTAACAGTTTCAACTATCGGCGTAAAACAAAATCCGTATGCCTTAAGTATTTGGAAAAAAGGAATGGATGCAATGATTGAACACATTAAACCGTCTGTGATATTAGTGTATGGTGGTAAGCTTGATTATGATTACGGTGATATCATAGTGAGACATTATGATAACAAAGTTACTGAGAGAATGAAAGCATCAAAGGAAGTGACATAATGGGTGGTAGAGGAGCAAGCAGCGGTGTTTCTAAAAGTGGCAAGAAGTATGGAATTGAATACAAAACATTATATCAATCTGGAAATATAAAGTTTATTAAGCAAAATGAAAGCACATCAATAAACGCTCCAATGGAAACAATGACAAAAGGAAGAGTGTATGTTACGTTAGGCAAAGATAACATGCCAAAGTCAATTACATATTATGATAATGTAGGAAAACGTAACAAACAGATAGATATAGTTGGTAAGCCACATAAGATAAAAGGTAAATACGTTATACCACATACACATAAAGGCTATTTGCATTATGAACATGGAACATCAAATCCATCTCCAAAAGAGATAAAGATGATTGAAAGAGTTATTAAAACGTGGCATAATAGAAATAGATAGAGATTAGTTTAAGAAGGAAAACGCAGGTTATACCGAAAGGTTATACTGAGATTCATGTGCAACTCATGAACTCTATCTAATTATCAATAACATGCAATCAATTAAGTTTGGTTGCTTTTTTTATACATGAAAGGAAGTGAAATCATGGGAGGACGTGGAGCAAGTAGCAGTAAATCCATTTCCTATAAAAACAGTAAGCCAACAACAGCAAAGAGTTTACAAAAGGAAATTGAAAATGTTAGTAATAAAATGTTGAAATACGCACAATATGCAACACCCGCTTATACAGGAGCAGATAAACAAAGTAAGTCTAAGAAATACTATGAATATCAAAGACAATACAGAGCATTAAAAAAGGAAATGAATGAAATAGATGATAAGAAAGCGAACAATAAAACAAAATCTACACCAAAGCCAAAACTAAAGGGAAGAAAAGAATGGGAAGTAACATCTCAGACATACGAAAGAGCGCAAAAAAGGCTTAATAAAGATGTTAATAATTGGTTTGGAAGAGGCATGTAAAAAGCTTAAATGTTAAAGGAGTGAGGTGAATGGCTAATGAACAGAACTTAATACCAATGTCTGAGCGAACAAAGAGTGAACAAAGAAAATTGACATCAAAAGGTGGCAAGGCATCCGGTGCAGCTAGACGGCGTAAAAAGACCATGAAGCAGGCCATGAACTTACTCTTATCAATGCCAGTAAGTGATGAAACTAAGAAGAAACTAGAAAAGCAGTTTAGTATAGATCCGGAAGATGCTGACAATCAAATGCTGCTAATGGTAGCAGCTATGCAAAAGGCTATGAGTGGCAATGTTGAAGCAATGAAGTTTATTGCCTCAATTACTGGCAACATAGCGATGACAGAAGCAGAGCGTGAGAAAACCAAGATTGAAAAGAAACGTCTTAAACTGGAAGAGCAGCAAGCCAACAAAGAAAATGATACCGGAGAAGACGTTGTGCAATCGAAAATGGATGCAATCACTGGTATTGTTGATCAGATGCAACCACTAGGAGATGACGAAACATGACACAGCCGATGTTACTATTATCGCCCAAGTTTAAAGATTTTCTTCGTTTGGATACAGAGCGAGAGTTTCTAGAGGGTGTTACTGCATGTGGTAAAACAACGGTTGGCATCTTTAAATTCATGTGCAAGGTTGCAAATAGCGATATAAGGTTTCATGTTATTGCTGGTGCTGATTTAGGTACGGTAGAAAAAAACGTCATCAACGGAGAGCGAATGCTGCTAGATCAGTTTGAAGTAGTAGCAGAGTACTACCCATCCGGAAAACGTAAAATCAGATTACCACACATTGAATATCAAACAAACAAAGGTACCAAGATTATATACATATGCGGTTATGACAATAAAAAACGCTGGCAAAAGGTACTAGGCGGTCAGGTAGGGTGTGTGTATGTTGATGAGGTAAATATCGCTGATATGGAGTTCTTGCGTGAGATATCACACCGTTGCAAATACATGATGACAACGAGCAATCCAGACGATCCTTCATTACCAGTATACGATGAATTTCTTAACAGAGCGAGACCGTTGAAAAGATATCGCAAAGATTATCCGAAAGAACTGCTAGACATGCTCAATCAGCCAGCAGAGAAAGGATGGGTACATTGGTACTTTAACTTTAACGATAATGCGGCACTGTCGCAGGAAGAGATAGAACGTAAGAAAAAGGCAGTAGCACCTGGCACTAAGATGTACAAGAATAAGATACTAGGACTGCGAGGACGTGCTACAGGACTCGTGTTCCCTAACTTCAACAGAAAAAAGAATGTAATATCAAAAGCCGATGCGAAAAAATATACGTATCGGTATTTTAGTGCAAGCGTTGATACATCTTATTCAGCCAATAGCCCAGATACGATCGCATTGCTATTTCTGGGCATCACGACATGCGGTAAAGTCGTTGTACTTGATGAGGAAGTTTATAACAATGCCGATTTGAACATACCGTTAGCACCTAGCGATGTTGTGAAAAGATTAATGGATTTCTTGGAGCGCAACCGAAGAGCGTGGGGATTTGCTAAAAACATATTTGTGGACAGTGCAGACCAGGCAACTTTGACAGAGCTGTATAAGTATAAACGTACGCATCCATGTATTTACTCGTTTAATGATGCCTGGAAGGAAACAACCATCATCGACCGTATCCATATGCAACAGGGATGGATATACTTCGGCGATTACCTAGTGGTTGAACATTGTATAAATCACATAGGAGAATTAGAGGTATACAGCTGGCAAGAAGATAAGTATGAGCCAGAGGATAGAAACGACCACACGATAAATGCTAGCCAGTATGGATGGTTGCCATTTGTTAAGTACATCAAAACACAGGAATAGAAAGGAGTGAGGTAATGAAATTATCTGATAAAGCAAAGAACGTGATAAGAGCATGGCTTGACATTACACCAGCGCAGAAGAATATTTACCATTTAAACGAGACATTTAATTTTGAATCAAATGCCATCAAAAACAGGATATGGATGCGTGGTGATCCAGAAGAACTTGATGAGTTCTATAAACAGCTACCACGTGATAACTCATACTTTTGGGCAGCTAGTCCACGTATTAAGATACGTAAGATACACTCCGGTTTACCTTCATTGATGGTTCAAGTTCTTACTGATATCGTGATACGCGATCTTAACGGTATTGATGTAGCAAGCCGGCAATTAGATTGGGACGAGATAAGTAAAGATAACAAATTTGACGAGATATTGCGTAAGGCAATTAAAGAAGCACTGTTCATTGGTGATGGTGCTTTTAAAATATCTTTTGATACTAAGTTATCAAAATACCCCATTATTGAGTTTGTGCCGGGTGATAAAGTAGAGATTGTACATGAGTGTGGGCGTTTTGTTGAGTGTGTGTTTAAGACAGAGTATAAGCATGCTCACAAACGATATGTGCTGTATGAGCACTATGGTAAAGGATATGTTAAAAACGTCTTGACAGAATGGGGCATGGACGACCCGCTTCCCTTGTCGACGATACCGCAGACTGCTAAGCTCATTGATGTGGCCTTTGCCGGGTATAAGCTACCGGACGAAAACGGTGAGAATGAAGTCATGGGACGCTTTGCAATGGCCATACCATTTAAGATCAAAGATTCCACAAAGTGGGAAAATCGAGGAGAAAGTATCTTTGACAAAAAGACATCATCATTTGATGGACTTGACGAGATTATTAGTCAATGGGCTGATGCAGTGAGAGCGGCAAGAACTAAGCAATACATTCCTGACGCACTGATTCCTAGAGATCCTGAAACAGGTCAAATGTTACAGTTTAATCAATATGATGACCGTTTCTTGATGGTTGAAGGAAACATGCAGGAAAAAGGCAAAAATCAGATTGATGTGACACAGCCTATCATACCATCGGAAAACTACTTACAATCATATATTTCCTTCCTAGATCTGTGTTTGCAAGGCATAATTTCTCCATCGACACTAGGTATTGATACCAAAAAGATGGATAATGCTGAAGCACAGAGGGAGAAAGAAAAGACCACATTGTACACAAGAAACATCATCATTGAAGCAATCCAAAAGACATTACCAATGCTAGTTAACTGTGTTATCAAGTCATACGATGAATATACTAAGCAATCAAGCGGTGATGATGTTGATGTAACTATTAACTTTGGAGAATATGCGAGTCCGTCATTTGAAGCGACCGTTGAAACAGTGGCAAAAGCAAGACCAGGCAAGGTCATTATGTCAATTGAGGCATCTGTAGACGAAATGTATGGTGATAGCAAGGATGATGATTGGAAAACTGAAGAAGTCAAACGATTACGTGTTGAAAATGGTGTGATGGAAACACAAGAGCCAACAATAAATGAATTTGATGAACTTAATGGTGATGTACCAGCTGAGGATGATTATCAGTGAGCAAAAAAGAAAAAGACCCATACTCTTTGAGAGAAATATATAAAGAGATGGAACTAGATTTGATTGCATCTATGCGCAGAAATTTCATGAAACATAAAATGGAAGAACATGCGGCGGGTTTTAGCTGGGAAATGTGGCAAAAGGCAAAGTTAAGAAGTATACATCAGTATCAGATGGAAAATAGTAATATCATATACAGGTTTAAAGCACGTATCAAACAAGCCATAGAGGATGTATTAAACCATTTTTATGATAGAGGGTATAAATCCACTGTCAGTATACCAAAGGATGGTGTAAATACAGCGACACCAAATCAAAGACCGCCAAAGGAAACACAGTTTTTTGGCACAAATAAAAAGAAACTGGATGCTTTAATAGAAACATCAAAAAAAGACTTTGATAATGCCAATCATGCAGTATATCGCAAAATGGATGATGTGTACCGGCAGACAATTTTTAAGACCGAGTTTCAATTGTCAAGTGGTGCGTTGTCACTTGGTAAAGCAATAGATAATGCTGTGGAAAAGTTTTTAGATCAAGGTATTAACTGTATAGGATATAAAGATAAGACTGGCCACATCATACGCTATGTGAACATCGTAGATTATGCTGAAATGGCATTGCGTACAGCAAGCCATAGAGCGACACTATTGGGAGAAGGTGCAAAACGTGATGAACTAGGTGTGCATCTTGTATTTGTATCAGCTCATGCAAACTCCTGTAAGCTGTGTTTACCTTGGCAAGGACAAGTGCTCATTGATGATGTGTTTAGTCACCCTAGTGATGAGTATTTAGCAAATTACAAAGGTAAGTATAAAATGCTATCAGAGGCAATTAAAGCAGGACTATTACACCCTAATTGCAGGCATACACTAGCAACTTATTTTGAAGGTATTACACGCCTTCCAGAGCCACAAGATGAGAAAGAAGCGCTTGAGAATTACAATAACGAACAGCATCAACGTAAACTAGAGCGTGAGATACGAAAGCGTAAGCGTATACTTGAAGGTACAGTTGATGAAGATGATCGAAAAACAGCAAGAAAAAGGTTAAGAATGGCGCAAAAAGAAATGCGTGACTTTTTAGAAAAACATCCAGAGTTTAAGCGTCAAAGCAGGCGTGAAAAGATTTATATAACTAAGAATGTAAAAGAAATGATGAATTCTGAAAATAACCATGACCTTAAAGCAAATAAGATATCAGATGAATTAATGCCAGAAATAAAAGATGGTATAAGAAAAATGAACAAAGAATTCCCTACTTTTAAGGAATTTGTCACTAAAATAGCATATGATCCTTCGACGGAAAAAGAATATGCTTACAGCGAAACAGGAATAAACGAAGGTAAGATATATACAACTATTAAAGTTGGCAAATTATTCTCTGATAGATCGGTGTTATTGCAATCCATTAGCAAAGATATAAAAGGTGGTCATACGTATAATGGTATGACTCCTAAGTCATTGATTGTGCATGAATGCACACATGCGCTAGAAATCAATTTAACCATTAAAAAAATGGGGATTAATGCCAATAATGCAACAGATAATCAGTGGCTAGAATTTAAAAGTAAATATGGAACCATCTCAGAAGAAATTAAAGAACAAGCCATGAAAAATCTCGGTATTGAGTTTATGCAGCCAAAGTGGTATAAAATGTATAAAGAGCTTGGAAACTATGCAAAGATAAATAGTAACGAATTTTTGGCACAATGCATTTCGCAAGTTTTAACAACAGAAAATCCAAGCGAAATAGCATTGGAAGTTTTTAAATTGTTGAAGGAGAGGATAAAATGATACCTACTGCATTTGAATATCCTGAATGGATTGATAACGATCTTGAAGAGTTAGCATTGAGAAAGGATGCTCCAGAAGATGTAAAAAAAGCATTTGACGAATGGGTTAATGGATTTAGAAGCCCATTTACTGATAACAAGACGAAAGACCAACCTAGCATGGATATTAGTGATTTACTTTAAGCACTCATAAACTGGGTGCTTTTTTTTGATGGAGGCTTTATGAAAAAAGCAAATAGGGAACAACAGAAGATCATGAGAGAACTGGACCATAAGATTGACGAATACTATAAAACTCATGATGAAGAGAGCGAAGAGCTATACCGTATACAGGCGCACTACCGCAAGAAAATAAAACGTGCCTGCATTTTTTGTGGGAAAACAGAAAGAGAGGTGGTGCATGTGAAAGACCCGCCGAAGCGCAAACTGCCGTATTTTGGCACGCGTTTGAAATAAAAGGAGGTGATAATATGGCTTGCAAAAAGAAAGACAAAGGCGGACGTAAGTAGTTCGCTTTTTTATGCCCAACCATGACAAGGCATTAAAAGGTGCATGGCCTAAAAGGCTAGGGGAGCACACCCGAATAAACAGGAGGAAATAAAAATGAATGAAAATTTAAAATATCCGCTAGACATCCAACTTTTTGCGGAAGGCGGAAGTGGCGGAGAAGGCGGCAATACCGGTACACAAGCAGGAGCGCAAGTGACAGCCACGCAACAGATTGATTACGACAAACTGGCAGAAGTAGTATCTAAACGAGCCGCCGGAACAGAAGACAAAGTTCTTCAAGGTTACTTTAAACAGCAAGGCTTGAGTGCTGAACAAGCGACAGAGGCAATCAATCAGTACAAACTGGCACAGGCAACAAAGCAACAGGAAGAAGCACAACGAATCCAGTCCATGAAACAAGAGAATGAAAAACTCAAAACACAGATTCTGAATTCACAAATTGATACAAAGGTTGCGGAACTTGCCAGCACGCTTGGTGTTCAGATTGATAAAGTACCGTTTCTGAACAAACTTGTTGACCGTTCAAATGCAACAAAAGAAGATGGCACGCTGAATGATGAGAATATCAAAGCGGCCATTGAAACAGTATTAAAAGCATTCCCTGATTTCAAATCTACCACACAGGTTGGAGGCTTCCAGCAGATTGGTGGAGGCAATCAAGGCGGTGCAGGCGGAAATGGTGTTGATGATCAACTGGACGGCATTTTCGGAGTAAAGAAAAAATAGGAGGGCTATATAAATGGCAGAATTAAATTATGTAACACAGTTTTGGCCACGTATTATTGAGATGTACGGGCACTTACTAAAGTCTAATGAGTTGTATAACACCAATCAAGACATCAAAATTATCAACACAAAGGATATCCGGTTACCAAAAATCACAGTGTCCGGTTACAAAGATCACAACCGTAAAACATTATCATTCAACACTGGATCTTATGGTAATGACTTTGAGACTAAAACACTGGATCATGATCGTGATATCGAATTCGCAATCGATCCAATGGATGTTGATGAAACCAACCAGATCGTTTCTCTGGCAAACGTGCAGTCACGTTTTGAGAAAACGCAGGCGATCCCAGAACTGGATTGTTACACATTTTCTAAACTTTATACAGAGGCAAAACGTGTCGGTGCTAAAATCAATAACACAGCAATCACGACTGCAAATATTTTAGCTGATTTCGATGCAAATATTGAAGCCATGGAAGAATCAGGTGTACCTTTAGAGAGAGTTATCATGTATTGTACTCCAACATTCAAAACAAAACTGAAAAATGCAGAGGGCATCCAGCGCACATTAGAGGTATCTGGCGGAGCAAAGAACATTGACCGTCGTGTACGCTCACTGGATGATATCGGCAACATCAAGACTGTTCCGGCAAGCCGTTTAAAGACTGCTTTCAACTTTACTGAGGGGTTCCAAGTAGCGGCCGCAGGAAAACAGATCAATTACATCTTGATTGATCCAGAGGCACAGGTATCTCGTGTGAAATATTCTTACATTAAGGCATTCACACCAGGTCATGACAGCCGATGTGCAGATAAGTATTTATATCAGAACAGACGTTTCAACGGTACATTTGCTTTACTTGATGATTTACTGAAACAGGGATGTATCATCAATGCAGAAGCGGAGGGATAAACATGAAAGCATTGAAAGATAATAAAGAATACACCATTAATGATGAACAGAAACAAAGATACCTTGAAGAAGGTTATGATGTTTATAGCAATGATGGCAATTTGTTAGAATACTCTCCAAAAAAGAAAATTGAGTACAGCAAATATGCTGCCTTAGAAAAGGAAAACAAATCCTTGAAAGAGGAGAATGTGAAACTGAAAAAGGCAGCAGATCCTAAAGTCTTAGAAGATAATAAAGCTTTAAAGGATAAACTTAAAGCCGCTGAAAAAGAATTAGAGGAATCAAAGAAAGCAGGTGCATAGCATGTATGCTACACCTGAATATTACACCAATGAATATGGTGGAACACTCATATCACAAGAAGAATTAAATAAAGCACTTAAATCAGCTGAATACGATATTGACCATTTATGTTTTGGCCGTATCAAGGGCAAAGGATTTGATAACCTATCACCTTATCAGCAAGAGTTAATTAGTCGTGCTGCTTGCTTACAAGCCGATTATCTAAAACAGTATGGTGCTTATATCAATAACCCATTAAAGTCATACACGGCTGGTAGCACGCGAGTTGAAATGGCTAATGTAACTTGTGGTGGCGTTAGTACCACACAAGAGATTATCAATCTATTAGAGGACACAGGATTAAGATGCCGAGTGCTATAATCACGTGTCCTTTTCCTTTTCCCGATTGGGAGCTAACAATGTACATTGAGATATATCAGGAAGAGGATACAGAGGACCAAGGACCAATCGAAACACTAGTGTATGATGGTATGGCCAAGTATGACCAAACATCAAAATATGTCTTTAATGCTGATAGCAAACAGATTGCACTCACTGGCAAGTTGATTATTAAAGGTGATGTACAGTTTGTTGGTAATGCACCACAAGGATACGTAAAGATTGGCGATGAGAAAAAGCGTATCTATAAGGTAAGCAAGCCATCAGTGATGGGATTTATCGTATCGACGGAGGTTGATTTACTATGAAAGTAACTGGTGTTAAAGTTAAAATCAATCACGATGCATTAGCACAGCTAGAAAAAGCTAAAAAACAGGCTTTATATCTTACAGCAGAGGCTATGCTTGCTGATATAAAATCACGTGGTGTTGTACCAAAAGACACAGGTGAACTAGAACGCAGTGGTTTTATTGACGATAATCACATTGATGTTGAAATCGCCGCCAGCATAGTTTTTAATACACCATACGCAAGACGATGGTATTTTAATCTTGACAATGCCACTTTCCAGCATACAAAAAATGCCAATGCTCAGGATCATTGGATGGATTATTATCTTGATGGCGAAGGCAAACAATGGGTGCAGGAAAAGTATGCTAAATTCTTAAAACAAGAATCCGGAGGTCTTATCAAATGATGACACTAAAGGATGTTAAAGATTGGCTCAAAGAACAAGTATCAGCTGATGTATGGAAGATAGGCACTTATGATGCATCTAACGATAAAACAATCTGTGTACGTAATTTAACAAGCAATCGCGGCAAGCTAGCAATAGGTGGATTGCAAAACACCGGTACAGCTGTAAAAGGTATTTCCATTGTAATACATTGGAATAAAAATCCAGATGAAACAGAGCGTGTTGCCCAAGAGGTGCACGCTTTATTTTATGGACAACATCCTGTGATAGGTGGTTATCAAACAGTGAAATGTGATATGAGGAGCGACGAACCCATAAGTGTCGGAACAGACGATAATGGGATATACGAATATGTAATTGAAACATGGCTCACGTATGAGCGAAAGGAGTAATTTATGGCAAAAGTAAAAAGTGGAGTCTTTCCGGTATTTGATCTTGATTTCAAAATTGGAACAAAAGGCAAAGATTCGACAGAACAAGATATGGTAACAATCAAGGATATGGAATCCTTCTCTCTGTCCGTTGAAGGAAATACGTCTAAGTGGAATCCTATGGACATGAAAGGATGGGGACGTGCCTTAATGACTGGTAAGAGCATGACAGTGTCACTTAAGGGTAAACGTAATGTGGGCGACCCAGGCAATGATTATGTGGCGTCTGTGGCCTTTAAAGATGGTCTTAACTGTTCGTCCAAGGCTGCTGTAGAGTTCCCAGATGGTAGTAAATTGGCGTTTGACTGCGTACTGGATATCAAAGCTTTCCTTGGCGGTGAGTCTCAAGACGTTGCGCCGTTAGAGTTTGATATGATTGTGGATGGTAAGCCAGTGTTCACAGAAGCACCAGCACCAACTGTGTAGGAGGTAAACAATGGCAAGAGAATATAACATTATCGAACGTCTGAAAAGACGTAATGAGAAACCAACCGTGGTATTGGACGAAGAACATAAATATCCAATTAACACGAAAAAGACAAATGTCTTGTGTATGATGGCATATATCAGAAAAACAGAGAAAAAAGGCAAGGAAAATAAAGAAGAAACCGATCCTGTAAAAGATATGGAAATGATGGACCATATCATTAAGATGGGATTGGGTGATGAAGCAGCCGCCTATATCGCTGAACAAGATTACACATTTGCTGTTATGCAGGATATCATTGATGTAATCATGGCAGCAATCAGCGACGAAGAAACGAGTTTTGAAAAAGAGGAAAAAGAAGAAAAAAAGTAGCTGATCATTGGTATGACATCTTTGATGATTGGGATTTAATAGAGGCATCGTTTGCCATGCAGTATCCTCAAAAAGATTTGTATGCTACTGGCGATGATGATATGGAGTGGCGTGAGTTTGTCACTCTTTTATCCGGAATTATGCCGGAAACGCCCTTAGGTCAAATCATCAAGATACGATCTGAAGATGATGAAGATATGTTACAGCATTTTTCATCAGAACAAAATCGTATACGCAATGAATGGCATAATCGCCAATTGCAAGAAACAATGAAACAAATGAACAAAGAAGAAGTTATGATGCAAATGAAGGCTATGTTTAAGTCTATGGCATCATAACTTCTTTTTGTATTAGAAAGGCAGGTGACTATATGGGAGCAACTAGTGCAGGATCTATCCAGATGGATCTAGAGGTCAAATCTGATTTAGACGAAGACATACAAGCTGAAGCCAGTAAGTTAGCTGACAGGATACGTAAACAAGTTGACTCAATGAGTGGAGATATGTTTAAAAACCTACGGCAATCTCTTGTAGCAAGTCTAGATAAGATGACACAAGCAGTGAAATCGTGCCTTGACCGTACCAAGACGGAGATGCAGGCATTTGTTGAACAGATGTCAAGTATAGTTAAACAGATGTCCGGTGTACAGATGCCTTATCAACAAGCTGAGGACCAGCCAATACCTAAAACAGCAACAGCTAAGAGCAATCCAGTAAGAGGACCGCCCTCTTTAAGTGTGAGAAAGCCTAAGATTAAGTTTGATCCACAGTTTGACACAGAAATGTTTAAACAAAAATACATGGAGCTTGAAGAAATGATGGACATGTATGATAATCAAATCTTAGCGAAACAGGCGGAACGTAAGAAAGTTTTAGAAACATTTACCCCTAACATGAACGCAACAGCCGAAGAAACACTAAATAAACAAGTGATAGCTTTAGATATGCAAATCACAAAATTACAAGATGCAGCTGAACGCACTAACATAACATTAAGTGCTATGGATAGACAAATGGCAACAACATCAATGTCCTCAATGCAAGCAAGTGGAAGATTTGCTAAGTTCAAGAGTGTTTTATTAGGACTTGCGAGCGGTGGACCAACAAGCTCAATGAAACGACTTAATTCAGTTATAAGGAGTCTTGGAAGCAAGTTTATGACATCGACGCGAGCCGGAAGCAAATTAAGCGGTGTTATCAATAAGTTCCCTGTATCATCATCGTTGGCAACTGCAGGTTTAAAAAAGTTAAGTGGTTCTATGCTATCGCTGGCAAGTCAAGGACTTTATAAATTAGGCCAAGGGTTAAAGAATGCAGGAAAACATTTAGTGTCATTCACTGCTAAATTGTTAGGACTTAATTCATCATCTAAAAAAGCATCGTCAGGCATAGGACATGCAAGCATGGGCATTGGTAGATTGATTAAGTCATTTACTATCTTCTCACTGATTTTCCCTCTTGTAAGTCGCGGTATCATGGCACTAGGACAAAATATCGGGGCTACATTGATGACAAATACCGCATTTGCCAATAGCCTTAATCAGATAAGGTCTAACCTAGCAACAGCATTTACACCTATCTTTAACGCTATCATGCCTGCACTTAACGCACTGATGTCTGCTTTATCGACCATCACAGGGTATATTGCTGCCTTTATATCGGCATTATTTGGTAAATCATATGATTCTACTAAACAAGCAACCGCTGGTATTTATGCCGCAAAAGATGCTATGGGTGCTTATGGGTCAATAGCAGACAAAGCGTCAAAAGCCACCGAAAAAGCACGTAGGCAATTAATGGGCTTTGACGAGATAAATAAACTTGATGATAAAGATACATCATCAGGGAGCAGTGGTGGCGGCGGAGGCAGTAAAGCACCTGTCTATACACCAACTGATCCCGACGAAAATGTCGTCAGTAAGTGGGTCAAAAAGCTCAAAGACTTATGGTCAAAGGGTGATTATGCGGGTATTGGAAAAATCATTGGTGAAAAAATCAATGAAGCAGTAACATCATTTACCAAATGGATATCATGGGATAATGTTGGTACTCAGATAACTGCTTTTATAACAGGTTTTTGCGAATTATTTAACAGTTTGGTAAAAACCATCAACTGGGAAAATATCGGCAAAATGTTTGGCACTGGCATTAATACTTTGGCTAATACAATAAGGTTATTACTAGAAGGTATTAACTGGGTAAACATTGGTAAAGCTATTGCAAACGGTTTAAACGGACTTGTTCACAGCGTTGATTGGAATAATTTGGGAGCAACGATCGGTTCATATTTCCAAGCCCGAATCAATGCGCTGTATGGTTTTGTTACAACTGCTGATTGGGCAGGTATTGGTACTGCATTGGCCAATGGTGTGATGGGTTTAGCAAATAAAATAAACTGGGTGACCCTCGGAAAAACGTTAGGCACTGGTTTATCAGGGCTAATAACAACGATCAATAACTTTATTACTGGTATTGATTGGGTATCTATAGGTACTAAGTTTGGTAACGGACTTAATAGTTTTTTGCGTGGTGTAAATTGGGCAAACGCAGGCAAAACATTAAGCAACGGTTTAAATAGTGCGCTTAAACTACTGATCACAACGATAGCTACATTTGATTGGGCTAAATTAGGACAAAGCATTGCTGACTTTTTGTGTAATATAGACTGGGTTGGATTGTTAGCTAAGTTAGCGCTTATTATTGGCCAAGCCATAGTAGGATTGACCAAAACGATATTAGGATTTGTAGCACAACTTGCAAAAAATATCGGTGAAGGATTTTTTAACGGTCTAAAAGAATTTTTTAGCAATCCGATAGACTGGATAAAAACAAATATCGTTGATCCATTTATAAATGGTATAAAAAATTTATTTGGTATCCATAGTCCATCTACAGTCATGGCAGAAATTGGTGGATTTTTGATAAAAGGTTTACTCAACGGCATAAAATCAGCAGTTACAGGTCTGATTGGTTTAATACCTAGCATATTTGGCGGCATTGGTAAAGCCATCAGCGGCATATGGGATGGCATTAAATCTACTGCAAGCAAAGCGTGGAAAGGTATTACGTCTGCTATTGGCAAGACTTGGGATGGGCTCAAGACAAAAGCAAGCAAGACATGGGGGGATATCAAAAAAGGCATAAGTGATAAATGGGATGATCTGAAAGAAGGTGCAGGTAAAACATGGGAAGGAATTAAGTCGACGGTTTGCAAAAAACTGGGCCTCACCAAAGAGGGGGTAGCAGCTGATACCAAAACTATGTTTAATACGATGTCATCTATTGGAGATGATATTAAAAATGTTGTAGGCAATAAGTCTAAATCTACTGCTGATAAATTTGGCGAAAACATGAAAGCAATGAAGACAAGCGCTACAGATAAAACAGGGGACATTAAAACGATCATCACAAAAAAGCTTAACGAGGTGGTATCTTGGATGGGCACTACTGGTAAGATAAATTTTACCGAAAAAAGCAAATTGATGATGAATGGTGCAAAAAATAGTGCTAAAAACGTTGACATTAAGTCAGCAGTTAAGTCATCGATCGATAAAGCGCTAAACTGGATACGCGACAGCGCGAAAAAAACAGCGGAAAGTCGTGGTAAGAGCATGATGCTAGGCATGTCAGATGGTACAAAAAAGGTTAGCGTCAAATCAGCCGTAGAAACAACTGTGAATAAAGCAACATCATGGCTCAAGGGGCTCAAAAATTTATCTCCAACATGGGGTAAGGACATGATGTCCGGAATGTCTGAGGGGATGCGTAATGCTACCTATTTAGTGTCAAATGCAGCGAGCAATGCAGCAAACATCATATCACAGTGGTTACACTTCTCCCGCCCAGACGTTGGGCCGTTACGTGAGTATGAGAAGTGGATGCCGGATATGATGCAAGGGCTATCCAGTACTCTGGAATCAAGCACGCCTACCTTTATCAATAGAGTAAAAACTCTTGCTACATCTATGTCTAGTGCTATGCAGGCATCTTTACAAGAACCTACGATAGCATTTGCTGGCGAAAGGTCGTTAAATGTTCAACATGCATGGAAAGAGGAACGGCAAAGCAGTGAAACATCTCTAGGGGAAGTGGTCGAAGAAATTAAGAGCTTGAAACAGAAGTTTGATGAAATTAAGCAAGCTGTAGAAAGCAAGGACACGGATATTTATATGGATAGTGAGAAAGTAACAAAAAAAGTAGTTGATAACGTAAACAAGGACACACGTAAAAACGGCAAGTGCCCTATTGACATATAGGAGGTGCAGGAATGGCAATATTGACAGCAAACGGTGTGGCTTTGCCTGCACCTGTATCTATTAAGACAGACGACGAAATCATTTGGTCCAGCAATACTGGACGTGTGGCCAACGGTGACATGGAAGGTGATGTCGTCAAAGAAAAAAAGACATTAACCATCGAGTGGGGAATACTCCAGGATACGGAAATGGAAAAAATCGAAAACAATGTGATTGCTGGATATTTCCCGTTGATTTTTGATGGTGGAGGCGGTGCAGGTTTTACTATCGAGTCTTATCGCGGAACACTGAGTGCAGAACATATAGGGGACTTAGACGATGGAATCTATTGGTATAGAAAAGCAACCGTTAAAATTGTACAAAAATAGGAGGAAAAACTTATGAAATTAAAAAACAAACAAATTTTAGAAGCACAGCAGGCATTAGGCAAATTATTAAATATCAACTTGCCAGTCAAGCAGGCTTACCACATCAAAAAAACGTTAGAATCTATCAAAAAACAGATTATGTTTATTGATGAACAGCGAAAAGATCTTATTAAAAAATATGGCGTGGAAAAAGAAGATGGTAACTTTGAAATTCCTGCTGACGAAAAAGAAAAACGTGAAAAGTTTTTTACAGAGTATGAGAGTTTGCTTGGAATTGAAGAGGAAATTGATGTGCGTAAGTTGACATTGGATGACTTAGAACGCGTAGAATTAACGGCGAACGAAATTGAAACAATCGAATTTATGATTGAAGTATCTGAGTAAACATAAGGAGGTGGTAAGATGATAACCACATCCGATAAATACAAGACAGCTGTAAATAAATCTGGTAGACATTTTAGGTGCAAGATAGACATAGGTGGCACTACATACACCGGAATCAAAGGACTAAAGATAAAAGGCGGTACAAACTCTAGCGATGAGATTACATTAGGCGATACCGTATCATCTTTCATAGAATTCACCCTTACTGACGTACCTAAAAACACACTTCTCAAAGGTAAGAAAGCCATCCTCTACATCGGTCTTGATCTTATCGACAGAACTACAGAATGGCTAAAAAAAGGTGTTTATCACCTCGAAAAACCTATTAAAACAGGTGAGTATATAAAAATCACCGCATACGACAATTTTGGCCTTTGCAACAAAGGCTTTTTTACTGACCTAAAAGGTAACCAAAAAATTAAGACAATCTTAGATGAGCAGTGCAAAAAGATTGGTATTACATTTGCTGGTGGTGCTGATGATGTAGCTTATAATGCTGATAAGCTAAAAGGTATGACAGTACGTGAGGCAATAGGTGTATTGGCTGCATACTGTGGTAAAAATGCCATCATGGATAATGATGGTAACTTAAAATTCGTTTGGTACACCGATACCAAAGTATCTATATTACCATCGCGATACGCTGATCCGTTGGAAATGGCAGAAGATGATACATATATAAACCGTTTGGATTGCGCCATTGAAAACGAAAAATCTTTATCTGCAGGTGCTGGTATAGGCATATACTTTAGTTGCCCTGGTATGACACAGGAACGACTGAACACATTATATAATCGTATCAAAGGTTTTACGTATCGCGCATTGACACTTGATTTTAAAATGGCGCAGCCTGAGCTTGAAGCAGGGGATTTGGTTGAGGTTGTTGACAAAGATGGAACCGTTTATAGAGTACCCCTAATGGAGTATGAGTTTAACTGTGATGGCGGTTTTTATGGAAGCGTGATATCTAAAGGAAAATCACAAGAAGAACAAGAAAACGAGTACAAAGGTCCTTTGCAGACAAAGGTGGAACGCACCTATAGTGATCTTATCAGTACAAAGCAGCTATTAGCAGACAAAATCATAGCGTATGAAGGCGAGTTTGAAACAATCAATACCAATTATCTTAATGTAAATAAGCGATTGGACGCCGACGAAGGGCATTTCAATGAAATTTTTGGAGATTATGCAGAATTTAAAATAACCTCAACTCAAAGCTTATCAGCGCTTGATGCTAAGATAAAAACTGCTGAAATTGATGTTGGTGATATAAAAATATTATTGGCAGGAGATATAGTTTCGGGCACAACGCAAACCATTGTACTCAATGCCAAAAACACAACAATAGAAAACGGATTGATAAAGTCAGCAATGATTGAGTCATTGTCTGTTGATAAATTAGCGTCTGGTACTTTATATACCAATAAAGTAGAGATACAATCAGGCGATGGTTTATCGCGATGGAAAGATAACACTATCCAAATTAGTGATGCAAGCAGAGTGCGCGTACAAGTAGGTAAAGACGCATCAGGTGATTACAACATGTATGTGTGGGATAAAACAGGCAGGTTGATGTTTGATGCCACAGGAGTAACGGCAGACGGCATACAACGCCCTATCATACGTGATGATATGGTCGCTGATGATGCTAACATAAACGGTAACAAGATTAATATACCGTCTATTGTAACTGAGATTAATAATGGCGTTACATACATTAAGTCAAGCCATGTAATCTACGATCCAACTGGACAAACTGCTGAGATTGCATTTAACAAGATGATAGGTGATATTAATACATTAAGCACAACTCTTTCGGTTGAACAAGGTAAAATATCTACCTTAATTACAGACGTAACTAAAAACAAGACGGATTTAAGCAGTGTTAGTCAGACATTAGGTGATCTTACTATTCGTTTATCAACGACCGAAACACTTGCTAATACTGTGAGTGGCAAAGTTACAGAGATTACCACTACGGTGAATGGCCTTAAAGTAACAGTAGAAAAGAAAACAGACAAAGGATCAATTATATCTACGATTAATCAGTCGGCGGAAGCTGTAAAAATACAAGCTAACAGACTAGATTTAATAGGTAAAGTTACCATTGGTATGTTTGACACTAATACACAATCCATCATCAATGGTGTAAAAAAATGGAGTTATAACAATGATATTACATATATTGATGGCGGTAAAATTTATACAGGCACTATAAATGCAGCACAAATAGCCGCCAATGCAGTAACAGCAAGTAAGATCAATGTTAGCTCACTGTCTGCTATTACCGCAAATCTGGGCACGGTAACTGCGGGAAGCTTAACGTCAAAAACCGTTATCAACGTTACTACAGATTTGACCATTGGTAACAATATCTACATCAATCAAAATACCAAGGGTACAAAGTACATAAAGTTTACGGCAGATAATTGGATCAGATCGTGGGTATCATCGGAATGGGAATATCTCAAGATGGAATCAAGTGGTGTATCATCTATTGGAGCTACAGGTGCCACAAAATCTGCATCAGTTAATGCATTGGTGGTGACGGGTAAAAGTGAAGTACAAATAAATGGCACAGACAGGATATCTATTAATAGCAATTTCACGGAAGTGAGCTCGGGACTATACATGCTTAATGGCGGAATACATTTTAACGCTAATAATAAAAGTTTTTATGCTCATGCAACTAATGATAAAGATTATACACAATTAACATTGCTTAATGATAGTGATAATTGCGTACTTGGATATGGCACTTATGCTAACAATATTGGTAATCTTAATCTCTATGGTTACAATATAAACCTTACATCCAAGACAGCAATTAAAGGTAATAAAGCGTATACCAATACCTCGGATAAACGTCTCAAATATGATATTAGAAATATTGCAGATGAATTAGTTGCGGTGTGGTATGAAATTATACCTAAACAATTCAGATGGCGAGAGATGAATAGTGATGATGGTAAGGTGCATTTTGGTATCATTGCACAAGATTTGATACGTGCCATGGAAAAACATGGACTTGATTATCGTGATTATGGTTTTATCAGCAAGTTTACTTTAGGCGAAAACAGTACCGAAGAATATTTAGCAGTAACATATGACTACTATAATATGCTGACAAGCATGGCTTTAAGGAAAAATATGATTGATCAAAAAAATATATACGAAAAGTACAATAGACATCTTCAAATGCTGGAAAATAAGCTTGATGAAGAAAAACGATTCAGAATAAAAGCTGAACAAAAACTAAATGCCATTATAAGTGGCGAAATTAGAGTACTTTCTAGGGCGGTATAAAGCCGTCCTTTTGCCATTACAAAGGAGAGTGATTAAAATGGCAAATATTACAAATACAGAAACGACAGAGATTGTAATGACAAACAACATCGCATTGGAAGGTAAAAACATTAGAATACAAATTTACAAAATTAACAGTATGGACCCAGATAATTATGGAGAAGAAAGTCGTTTTGATTATAGTGCTACAGCAGAGGACAAAGCAGCATACATGGCAAACAAGGCAGACTTTAGACAGCAAGAAACAGCTTTTGAAGATAAAGTATTTGCAAAAATAGAAGAAATCAAAGCACAAAATACAGCTAAGCAGTAAAACGGTGAAAGGAGAAACCTTATGGAAGAAATGATTTATGTAACTTTAAAAATGGACTTGGGAATGATTTTGGTATGCTATGCAGTATTGTTATTGGCTTTTGTATCCAATGTGGTGCTTAGCCTTTATTACAACATCAGCGTTGCCAAAGAGAAATACGATAAGAAACGCTTATTATTGGGCATTAAAAAAGCTGTGGTACTTGTTGTTGGCACTTTATTACTTGTTATTGCCATTGATGCAACTACGTTATTGTTGGCCGATTATGTGCCTGATATCGGCAGCGAAACGCATGACATCATCAAGGTGGTGATGATTGCAACCACTATTGGTGTTGCGACATGGCGCTATATTAAGGACGCATATAACACCTTTATCAACATCTTAAATGGCAAGCCAACAGAAAACGCTGGTGCTTTAGATAATAAGGAGTAAAAATATGCCTGATGTAATCACAGTAGCACTTATCAGTGGGCTTTGCACAGCTGTACCATCGCTGATTGCAACAATAGTGCTTAATAACAAATCAACAGCTATTATGCAATATCAGATTGCAGACCTTACGAAAAAAGTAGAGAAACATAACAACGTAGTAGAACGAATGGCAGTAGCTGAAAACAGTTTAAAATCTGCACATCATCGAATTGATGAGTTAGTAAATAAGGAGGATTAAAGATGAAAACACCACAAGAGTTTATAAATGAAACAATAGATACTAAACATGATGTGGACGGCTATTACGGCGCGCAATGTTGGGATTATTTTGCTTACTTTGAGCAACTCGCTAAATACCCTATTACTAATTGCACTGATACAGGATACGTTGCCGATATCTGGAACGCTCGTAAGAAAAACGGTGTGTTAAAAAATTTCACAGAAGTTTCAAAAAATAAATTGCAAAAAGGCGATTGGGTCATTTGGACTAAATCTCCATATGGTAGTGGGTCACACATTGCTATGTTTGTAGCGTATGCGGATAACAATAAGATAAAGGTTATCGGTCAAAATCAAACGAATACAATGGAAGCATCCTATGCTACTCTAACTCTGACAGGTATCGGCGGATGCCTACGACCTAAGTGTTGGATTAAAGATACTAAAAAATCCCTTGGTAATATCGCAGTCGTTGAGTATATGACGGAAAAAGGTGTAAAATGCTACATGAACGTTTATGCTAAGGACAAACTTACTAAGTGCAGTGGACATGGTAGATATAATCAGATACTTACAATCGGCACCGATGGTGCGCGCAATTGCTTTATGTCATACAAAAACGAACAGGCATGTGGTAAGAGCCACTGCAAAAAACCTAAAGGTACATTACTGCATGTGC